TGGGAGACTAATTAGAAAACGGAGGGTTAAGATCATTCATTGCCTTTGCTATCCAAGCGCCGAGTGTATTGTCTGCATGGACGGGAATATGGGAGATTTCTGCAAGGTATTCTTGCATTTGTCTCTTTATATCCTCATCCGCTAGTGTATACACTATAGCTTGATGTGCATAAGCATAGAACTCTTGGTCCGACGATTCTAATTTCTTTAGCAAAACTATTAATTCTTCTATTTCTAAATGCTCTTTAATAAATTCGAACACAGAACTGAGCTTACTTTGAATCCATACCTCTGGATCTTCCAGATTTTTCCATTTTTTACACTTATTTTTGAGCTTAATGGTATTTAATAAGATTATATCTTTAGGTTTGAACTCAAATTTTATATCTTCTTCATCGACATAAGTCTTCAGGATGTTATACATGATTGACTTGGCTCTTCGCTTGCAGTCATGGTATTTTTGTATTTCTATATTGAGTTTAGACCTACCTGAAGCAACCCAATATTGTGCCGCGGATTCGATTCCGGCTACACAGTGCTCTATTATATCATCTGCACGATATTGGACATTTCCGGTGTATCTACGGATCTGTTTGCCCGCATGTCGCGTGAGGAAATCTCCTAATGTTGCTTCGATTCGTCGAATTTCCTCATCACGTATGACTTTACGCCATGCTGATTTTATAGAATGATTGTATGCAACTTTATCTGCGAAGGGCAGGTTATTATATACCATTTTAAGCATTACTCCTAGTTTCGTTTGTCTATTGTCATAGGGTAGTAGACCGAAACCGCCAAACTTTTCCGGTGTGTATAACGGAAAGTGTCGTGCTACATGAGAAAACTCAGTAAAATATGCTACGCTATGTAGACGAGAAAACCCAAGTACCTCATTGGGACTTGCACATCTTAGGATGTTTGAGTTATTGACTTCTTTTGCCCTGAGGTATCTATCCTTAGCATCTTGTCCGTCTTTTTGTACGGCTTGGGTTTTTGGCGATAGTATGGATTTGAATTCTGGGAACTCGAAAATATCGTTATACTTCGAGAAGTAGGTTCCACAGAAGAGCCAATATTTTTGAGAATAGAACTCCTTTTCGACATTGAGTTTGAACCCTAAGACTTTCATGATAGACCTGTATCTGTTTATCGTGGGTTCTGACCAGTTAGCACTAAGATCATCACCAAAAATGCAGGCGCGCCTTGGGTCACCTGCATAGCTGACTGCGTAATGATGAAGAAGACAGAGAATCGCAAATGAGAGTCTTAGACCCATTTGAGTACCTCTCGACTGCCCGTATGTTATTTCCCTAACGGGTATCTCTGTATCCATTTTACCGGATTTTCCTTTCACTGTCTTCATATGAATCGGAGTCTTAGATACTGGAATTGCTCCATTAGCGCGTTGCACTTCTCTTTCTATTTTTCCACAAATCTCGTTGTGCACACGTCTGTTCTCAAAAGTATAGTAATGTTCGCCTCTTTTCTTTTCATCTTCGGAGGTAGTTTCTCTATAGACTAAAGCAAAGTTATCATGTATGACTTGTCCCTCATCTTTGATTATTTTCCAGGGTCCTAAACCAGCTCTGGTTTCATTTTTGTTGATGAGGAAATTATAGAGAGACTGATAACTGAGTGTATTATCTGCAAGATATGGTCTTTTAATATCCCAATTTGCATTTTCCCAATTCTTTGACTCAGTTAGAACATCTACAAACTCGTAAGCATCTTCTCTTCTATTCTTTTCTTCTAGGGGTTCATCCTCTGGAATTTCAAAATCTAATAACTCCCAATCGTCGTCTGCGGATAAAGTCTGTGGTGCGATTATTTCTTCTTCTGATGACGAACTAATAAGTTCCCAAGATTCGAAATCTGTATTCCATGGGTTTCTGACTTCTTCTTCAGGGTGTAAAATTGAACCGCTGGCATTCACGGTGTTACTGCTACTGTCACTTATCAATGACCTTCTATTTAAGGCTTGGTTGATCACGTTGATATCAATATAGGAATCATCGGGGCGCGATAGCGAAACCTGCTGTGTAAGTGTGTTTACCTTAAGTGGTAGAGCATGATAAACGGGGGGATTAGCATCCGTTGATTCTTTGCGATCAATTCGTTCAACCGACTCGAAAGTGTCGGAAGTTGATAGTTGTGTAGTACTAGTAACATCACGTTTGTTGAAGTCGTCAGATTCTTGAATACGGAGATTAAAATCTTCTACTATTAGTTCAATATCTGTAGATTGGGTATTTGCATTTGTGCCGCTGATAATAGATAAATCAGCTAAATAAAATAGACCACCTGCATCAAGTATTAAAAATTTACCATCTGGTCTATTAGTTCTGAGTACAATACCAAGTTCGCACAATCCAATACGATCAGTACTAGGATTACTGATTTGGCCTGCTTCTATAGGATCTATCATGTCATACATTTCGTCAATATGGAATTGATTTTCTTTCCAATTTGCTAGATCTATAGTTGGCTGTGGTGGTTGTAAAATAACCTGTTGGATTGTTTCTTTTCTTTCAATTGGTTGAAAGGATTTTGGAACTATTGGTAATTGTTCAAGTTTTAAGTCTGCAAATAACTGATTCATTTGGTTTTCAGTGATTCTACATGTAGATTTTTGGACAAATTGTACTTGTTCGAATTGTGTATCTTCAATTGTAAAGTATCTTTCAGTAAAATTGTCAGAGACTGTATATTCGGCAAATTTACGAATATTCTTATCCCATTTTAATTCGTCGGCAAGTGTTTGGATCACTGTCATTGCATATTTAGTATTGATCCAGTCTGTAGCTTCAGAACAATCGGATTCGTAGTATTTACAAGTTGGATCGAATACTCCACCGTTTAGGCGTTGGAGTACTTCGTTAGCACCGACTTTATTGTTCTTAGGGTTTTTAGAGTGTAACAAATATCCTTCTCTAATACCCGGCACTTGCTTGAGTATCTTCGTAAGTTGATCATTTACTTTGGTAAGGACTGCTGCCTGAGTAGCACCTGTTTTAGATAATATTCTAACCTTACCACCTCTCTCTTTGACGGCTTGTAGCTGCATTGGGAGTCTGGAATTTTCAGGTAGTTGGCTGTGGTATAGTACTTCATTCCACCATTCGAAGGGGCCAACGTCTTCTGTATAAGGAGTAGTAAATGAACCTTCAACCTCTGACATTTTTCTCTGTAGAACTTTTTCACGGAAATATTCGTATGTTCCACCTTCTTCTAATGTTTTCTCTAAACATGATGATTTGTTGAAGGTTGGACGTGCAAGGGATTTTTTGATCGCATATAAAGTATCCTGCGGAATCCCGTTGAGTATTTCTTTAATATGATTACGTATGCCATTATGTACGGATGGCTGATCACGGTTATTTTTAGACGTAATTCGTATTACGGCTTCGGTTAGTTGACTTCTGGTATCCTCTGATAGGATAGGCAAACTACGATTAAAGTTTGATAAGATTAGTAAATTTCTAAACTCACGTTTACCAAATCCAGAAGCAAAAGATTGTATGTACCTACCGATTGTACCTCTGGTCTTTCTATGTAATATACGACCAAATCTGATACAAGACTCAATGCTGTGACCCACTTTCTTAAGATTAGAAGTGGTAGCGCGTTCGTTGATACGAGTGTTACAGTACTCTATAGATTCAACGAGGACTTTAAAAGCCCTGAGTGCAGCCGGAACCCAACGTGTGGGATTTTTCAATGCTAGTATTGGGGAGATAAGCGATTGCCAACATTTCTTAACCCACTCACACTGTTTAGGGACAATTGAAGATAAAAATGATGTACCATCACCATCTACCGTCTTTGCGTTTATAAGTTGTTTTAATGCACGGTAGCGGGATGGCCCTTTGGGTGACCTCAATATGGTTTGAGGCACAGGGGAACTAACGAGGGTTTCAAGTTTACTCAATTTTTTGAGGACTCTACTTGTATCCCTCGCCTTCTTTAAGAGAGCATTATCCTGTTTTTTAATAGTTTTGCGAGTAAAACACCATACTAAGTCTGCCAGGACTAACAGTGTATGGGCGGAGGGCAGTAAGGTTGGATTTCTGAAGAGGATATCCAATACAAACTTCTCCATGAC